CCCCCATATACACACAATAATTTTTTTCTTCATTATAATGAGAACATTTTATTGTTTTTTGATATGTCGGCTCAGAATTATCATCCTCATCGTAATAATAAAATTGATGCATCATTTTTTTTCTCCTCTTTATTTTATTTATTTTTGAATAAAATAAGCACAATTGTTTTTTCTGTTTAAATGTCTTGGATAATCTTCTCTGGAAAAAAAAAATGAATCACAGCCGAAATTATCTTCAAAAGTTTTATACCATTCCCGGTCAATTTCTTCTTCAATCAATCCAGTATATTTGTTGATATATTTTTTCTTTTGTGGTGGTTGAATATTACAATAATAATATTCATATGATGAATATTTTCTTGTAGACTTTTGAAAAAGCTCACAATCTTTGCAATAAATTTTTTCCATATTATCGATTCCTCTTTTTTCTTTATTTACTTAATGTTTTAAGTAAAACAAAGGCACAAATAAAATACATAATTGAAAGAAATATTGAAAGTGTTATAATGTTCATTGTTCCCCCGTTATTATTTGTATTCTTCTCCTAGTAGACATAATGTATCTTTTGTCTACAGAGATATATTAAAATTTAGATTTATCAATTATTTTCATTATATCGTCTAAATCATTTTTTTTCTTATCTAATCTAACATTTATATAATAACAGATGTCACCCAATGTAGAAATAAATGCCGGTATAAGCACTTGCCACCATGACCAATCTATATATCCAATAAGTTTTAATGTTATAAAAATTAATGCTAACGCTTCAAAAAAATCAATAGTTCGTCTATTGTTATCCATATTCATTCCTCCTTTTTATTTTTATAATTATAATTGAAACCACACACCATCAGAAAATATTATTTCATCAACGACAATACCTAATGCAAATTGTCTCCCGGCAAAAGATGGTTTGTTTAATGTTTTTTTACACGGGACATACTGCCAATACCGATAATATAGGCGCTCATTTGTATCAACATCGACCAAATACGAATAAGGCCCATAAGGCTCTGTTTTTAATTTCTTTAATTTATCTTTATCAATTTTTCTTAAATCTTCTTCTGTGATAGCATCAACACCAGTATCTGGATTTCTGGGTTTTATATATTTTTGTATTTCTTCTTCTGTTATTTTACTCATATTCATTCCTCTTTATTCCATTCCACAATTGCAGAAATAGCAATTATTATTATTAAAATTATTTCAGCCATTATTGCTGTTCTTTGAATCCTTTTTTACTTGTCTTTCTTGCCAGAGCTGATAAAAATTATCAGCTTTATATTTCTTTCTTTTTTTATATCGTTCATGTATAATAGCGAAAAGAATTCCTATCACTGCCCCGATTATTAGTTTCATATATATTCCCCCTGAATAATTTTATAATGTAATCTGATGGCGACTGGAATTGCCCAATATAATTTAGGTCTCAAGAGAATTAGCTTATTTCTGATATAAACATCATCACAATATCCATTTTCACGCAAATAAAATATTATAGACACAAGCTCTAGCACTCCGCATTCATACCTGGTTTGCGCCAGAGATTTTATTAACTCTTTTTTTGCATAAATATTTTCATCGATATCAAAACAAACGCAAGAATCAAGGGATAATATGCTATCGGTTTCTGTTAGAAATCCATCATTGATCAACTCGTCAATTTCATATTCGAAAATCAGGGAACAGGGACCATAATATTTGTATTTAAAATCTTTTGGTTGATCAATATAGCTCATGCTTTTTAATATGAAAAAAATATTTTGCAATTGCTTCCTGTTGCTAATGCCATTAGCAACTTTTACAATTGACATTATTACTGTTTTTGTGAAATTCATTTACATGCTCCTTTTCTCAGAATTCCACTCTTTGAGAACTTCCTCCCATTTTATTGATGCTATAACATGATTGCAGGTTTCACAAATGATATAGCAAAAAGTTCGCGTAATCCGCATTGTTATATTTTTATTTTCTGCCGCCTCTTTAGGCTGGCAATGTTGACAATTGTTGATACGCATACGACCTCCTCAAAAAATTAAATTTTGATTTGTGAGTCTTTCGCGTCAAGGGATGTGTCAACGTACATTTTTAAAGTTGTTGATATGTCGCTATGTCCGACATATTTGCTTACCGCTTTTATATCCTGCTTTTCTATAGAAATTTTATGCGTTATAAAAAAATGCCTGAGTAGATGAGGCCATATGTCTTGTCCTATCACATCTTTGAATCTTTTTTTGACCTCTCTCCATAAATGTTTCCGGCAATATTTATCATTATTTTTATTATAAAATATATAATCATTATCAAAAGACCAGAGTTTTAATATTTCATCATACAAATCTTTGTGTATATATACATATCTTTCTTTCTTCCCCTTCCCTATTATTCTCGCTGAAAAAATGTTATTTTCAAATGTTATTAAATCTTTATGTTTTATGTTTATAAGTTCGGTTACTCTTAATCCTGTCGTTGCCAGTGTTTTTATTATCAGACTGATACGTTTATATTGAAGAGTGCTGGATTTATTATTTTTAATTGCCTTTTTTATATCCTGAAGAGCAAGAGAAATATGAACCTCTTTAGAAGTTTGGAAATTTAAATTCTTTATTTTCTTCAATTCCTCTACAGGATTTTTTTCTATCTCTCCGGCCAAAACCAGTACAGAAAACATTTTTGATAAACTTGCTATTTTTCTATTTATTGTAGCGTGTTTGTATTCATTGTTTTCAAGGTGTCTTATAAATTCATATATATCTTTTTCGTTTACATCAGAAATATTTTTTTTTAACAAATAATGCATCATAAAATCAAAAAACAAATTATAATCATATTGATACGCTTTTTGCGTATTCTCAGATAATACAGACCACGCGGCATCTTTTTTGTTGTCTATTTCATTTTTGCTATATTTTATTATTTCGTTTTTCATTTTAATCTAATTTTGTAAAATCATATAATCTGATTGAAGAAAAAGCATCATATTTAATATTTAATAAATTTTCATCCAGCACATCCGTTGCTTTTACATTTATTTTTATTTTTTTCCTTCGTCTAAATAACCAATCAAAAAATTTTGGTCTATCAATATCAATTTCATATATTTTTTCATCAACATCCATTTTGTATATATGAGAAATAAGCTGAAAACATAATTGTTCTTTCACAAAACTACGATAATCGATGCCAGTAGATGTTTGAATTAAATATGAATCTAAAAAACATTCACTCTTAATTTGCATTTTTTCAAATGCAAAGGCATTGAGATTTATTTTTTCTTTCTTCATACTATTATTATGTCTTGAAGTATTATCAATTATTGTCTCCCATTTCTTCATATCAAAGCCTCCATTGCTTCATTTATTTTTTCTTCTTTTGTTTTTTCTTTTGGAAAAATATAGCTTATTATTTTTGGGAATTCCCCATTTACATTTACAATTATTTTATCAGGTTTTTTTAAACAATCCTGTTTTTCGAGCAACTCGTATGTAGTATTTATATCCGTATCAGTACGTTTTTTTACCCATTGTAGAGCTTTCTTCCTGGCAAAACCAACATGGTCGAGACACACCCATTCCGGGAAGATAAGAAAATCACTGATAACGTATTCAACCTTAACGCTATCGGGTTTATCTTTTTTCCCATGAATGCGATACCTGATTTCTTTAACATCATATTTTTCAGGTTTTTTGTATTTGCTGATAACATCCGCAGTGCTGGCGGTATCGTCATGTTTACTGTTCATATCGAAAATAAATTCATAATTGCATTCCACGCAATGTTTTACTCGTGCATGGTTAGTCGCCCTGCACTCGGGGCAAATTTTCTGTGGTGGTGAATCTACAACAAATTTGCCGTTTTTATCTTTCTTAATTTCAATTTTGTCGATAGGCCCATGCCGCAAAATATTCCCGCCATAATCCAGAAATAGACAATTTTCTTTCCCGGGGTACATCCTGAGCCCACGACCGACAATTTGAGAATAGAGACCGGGAGACTTTGTGGCCCGTAACATGACTATACAATCTATTTGTTTACTATTGAACCCGGTTGTGAGTATATCAATATTGATGAGATATTTAAGTTTTCCATTTTTGAAATTATCTATTGCTGATTGATTGTCTTTTTTTGATCTTTTAGAATGAACGTAATCAATATAATCATCTCTGAGATGCTTTTTTAATTCTTCATATACATGCTCACAATGTTCGATGCCAGTTGTAAATAAAAGCGTCTTTTGTCTTTTTTGTGAATGTGTATATTCAAGAATTTCATCAATAGCTTTTTCTACATTGCTTTTAGTATTAAACACTTTTTCCTGATCAGAAAGTACATATTCACCAGCCTGAGTTCTGACGCCTGAAATATCAACATCTTCTTCACTTATTCTTGATACTATATCACAGAGATATTGTTTCTTATCAATATTTTTGAAGTGGTTTGGATCAATAAGTTCCGGGATTCCAACATTATAACAAATATCATCAAAAAGACTATCTTTTCCATCATGCAGGAACCCGCCCTTCATTCGAAAAGGGGTTGCAGACAGACCGCCGATAACAATTTTTGGATTTATTTCCTCCATATCTGCGAGAAATTTTCTGTATATGCCGGCTTGTTTTGTATTGATTCTATGACACTCATCGACAAGGATGAGATCGAAAAACCCGAGCTTCTCAGCTTTCCCATATGCTGATTGTATCCCGGCAAATAGTATCCTATTTTCTGTATCTCTTCTATTCAGGCCCGCGCTATATATGCCAATATCCAAAAACATATCATGATTAAAATTTTTTACCAATTCTGAATAATTTTGCATAATAAGTTCCTGCTGATGAGTAAGAAGCAATATTCTTGTATCAGGATAATCAAGGATTTTCTTCACAATATGTGCCTGCACAAGAGACTTGCCGGAACCGGTTGGCATCGAAACAATAGGGTGCTTGCCGTGGTTCTCGGCAGTATAGACAAAAAATTTATCAATTGCCTTTTTTTGATAATATCTTAGTTTCATTTATGGAATTCCTATATATTTTTCAATATGACATTGTATACAAATCCTATGACGGCGTTTACTGGACGAAGTTCTTTTTAATAACAATGTTTTTTCCGTCGGAACATATTCAGAACAAACATTGCAGAGGCGATGTCCTTTATTGCGAACGCGCCCCCTTGTATATTTTTTATTCATATTTTTTTCTCGTGCTGCTCTCATTTCAATATATGATTTTTTTATGAATTTTCGTATTACCGGAGATGGCTCCGGAAATACAAATTCTTTGGAACATAAATTCCTCTCTTTATTTTTTTCAGATATCATGATACACCTCTTTTTTTATTTATTATTTATTTCACCCATTTTTTATTATATATTTTTTTATTTCTTTTGCCCAATATATATAATCTTCCCAAAAATTAGATTCATTCATTTTCCCCCACAGTCCATCGCAACATCCATTTATGGTATGTAATGGGCATTTTTCACATTCATCTTCCCATTCTTCACATTTCCCGAAATATAATTCACAATATGGGCATTTTTCATTCATTTGAAATTCCGCCCACTCAATATGCTTGTCATATTTTTTTAATGCTTTTTGTTTTATGTCCATGTCTTCACCCATTTTCTATTATATATTGCAACACCTTTGTTGCCCAAAATACCCATTTTTTCCATGTTTTTGCTTTACTCATTTTACCCCACAGTCCATCACAACAGCCCCGCGCAGACCACAAATTGCAAGACGAGCAAACTTTTCTATGTTCCCGACAATAACTGCAATAACCGCTATACCAGTGTTCGCCGAGTTCGGATTCAATAATCCCTATTTTGTCAATTAATAAAATATGATACTCATCGTGTCTTTCCATTGCCCAAAACATCATCCTCAGATAATGTACAACTGCTTCAAATTTTATATTCATATCAATCCACCTTTAAACTTCTTCTTCACTTCCTCAGCTTTCTTATCGATAGTTTTTATATTATGTATATTTTTAATCTTTTCATATAATTCAAGCGATGAATAGAATATTTCTATTTTTTCATCATCAGGAAATCCACCCTTATCATAATTTGCCCATATTGTTCCATCCGATTTCTTATATATTACCCCGTCTTCTACCTGTTCGATACAAATAGAATCGATCAGTGCCGGGTTATATATATGAAAATCACATGAAGAGAATATATTTGTTATATAATATTCATCTTTTAAACATTTGAATTGATCATTTTGAGCAGGGGAGCTATACCGGCATGTTCTACAGTTTACTGCTGGGAACTCACCGTCATGGCATATTCCGGAATAATCACACCATTTACATTTATAAAATTCTCTTTTGTCAGATAGTTTTGCAGGGATATTCCAGTTATCATTAATAATTGTATCTGCCTTTTCTACTATTATATCAGCATATTTTTTATCATATTTAGTTCTGACTGAAATATAATCTCTGCCGCCGGGGAGAGAGACAGTGAGGAAATGATTTTTTAATTTCGAGTATCTCATATACATTTGAGCCTGGGCATAGTATACAATATCCCATTCTTTTAGTGCTTCTTTTTCGCCTTTTTCATGCCGCAATTTAATTAGTTTGTTGAATTTTGATTCATTGACGGATTTATGTTCCCATATATGTTTCTGTTTTGATTCCTGTAATCCGGATATTATTCCATCACAATGCCCGGAAAAATGCCTGTCGAAATCCTTAAATCCTATTTGCTCACCGTCTTCATTCTCAGTTTTGAGGAGTATTCCCGGCAATAGAGACAGGCGGGAAATCGCTCCTTTCTCCTGTTTGTGCCCGTCTTCTATTGCCAGAATTGAATTTATATGGAGGTTATGAGGCCGTGCTTTGCGGTATGAATAGAAAAGTTTGCGCCAGCATTCTTCGCCGATTTGAGACATGCCGAGATAATTCCTTACTTCAAACTCTTCATTATACTTTTTCTCAATTTCATCTTTCATTTTTGAGATTGTTATATCATATTTCTGTTCAGGTATTTTAGCCATCTTATATTTCCTTTTTTTATTTTAAAAATTTGACCGGGAGTGATCCCTCAATTACTTCTTTACTCCCGGTCAAAAAATCCACGAAGAACTTAACTCTCAAATTCATAGTACAAAATTATTTCTTATTCGTCAAGCAATTTTTTGATTTTTTGATTTTTTGCTTGACTTTTTTTTATATATTATTAAATTGTTCATATAGCAGGAGGAAAACAATGTCAAACGAGAACGCAAAAATAACGATCAAAGTTTCCAGGGATTTTAAAAGAGAGATAAAAATGTATCTGAATCAATATGGATATGACCACTTGCAGGACGGCTACCTGGAATTATTGCAGCATGGCATTGAGACTATGAAAAAAATAAACCAAAAGGGAGGTGATGTTATTGCGTGAAAAAAAAGACAAAAAAAAGGAATTATTTCACAAATGGCTTATGCTTAAACAGACGGAAAATGATATTAAAAAAGAAAGAAACAAAATTGAATCTGAAATAGAATTGCTTTATCCTTTCGAGAATGGAAACTCGCATACATTCAAAGAGGACGATTTCGCTATAAATATTAAAAGAAATTATGTTTATAAGTTTGATCAACAGTTATGGGCAGAAAGCAGAAAAAATTTACCAAAAAAATTCAGACCTGAAAAAATCGAGTATAAAGTTGATGTTGAAAGATTAAAAGAGCTTGATGAATATTTGCATAAAACAGACGGATCAAATATCTATAAATCTATTTCTGACTGCATTGAAATGAAACAAAACAAGTCTACAATAAAAATAACTATAAAGGAGGAAAAAAATGGCATTTAAGCTATCGGATGTTCATAGCGGCGCAAAGGCAGAGCGCAGAAAAATTATCATCTACGGGCCGCCAAAACTCGGCAAATCTACTCTTGCCGGGTCTACTCAAAATTCTATCATGATTCCTACCGAGGACCGGGTCAGTCATATAGACTGTGACAAAACTCCGGTTGTTCATTCATATAAGGAAATTATGGAAATTTTTGAGACTTTATTAGGAGAAAAACATTCATACAATAGAGTTATCATTGATACTCTTGACTGGTTCGAACCTCTTCTGCATGAACATATATGCAAAGAAAAAGGGTTCAAATCTATTACAGATGACCACAATAAGGACACTGCTTTTTTTAAGGGCCTGAAATATCATGCTGTTGAAGGATGGAAAAACTTCCTATACAATTGTGATGTACTCAGGAAGCATGGTTTCGATATTATTCTTGTCGCGCATTCAAGAATCATTCAAGAATCACCGCCGGACTCAGATCAATATGACAAATATGTCATGAAAATTGATAAGCATGCTCTTGCTGTTGTAGAGGAATGGGCAGATGTTATTGCCTTCTATAACAAAAAGATTTTTGTAAAAGATGAGGGTGGTTTAAAGAAAAAGGGGAAGGTTATTTCAAAAAATGAACGGATATTACATCTTTCAGGTCAAAATCCTGCCATGATTTCAGGGAATAGTTACGGCCTGGAGGACGCTGAAGTAGAACTTGAGTATTGTTCTGACATTATGGAGTGGCTATTGACTGAAAACAATAATCAGCCAATACGAAAAACAAAGAAAAAGGGAAAAAAGGATGTATAATATTTCTGAAAGAAAAGAAAAAGCACAAGAAGTTTTTAAAGGAAAGAATGAAAAAGCAGCTAATATTTTATTATTTTTTGATTTTTTGTTCAATAAAAAAAGTACATGGGGGCGAATAATTATATTGATGTTAGCTGTCGCTTATGTCGTTATTATTAAAATTTTTGGTTCCAACGCTTCTGATTGTTCGTCCAGTTCTTGTCCTTTATTGTTTTTTTGGAAATAAAAAAAATTTATAAAAAGGAGAAAAAATAACATGAAAGAAGGTGGTGTCAGCTTTTTAGGGCTTTTGGCTATTACTTTTATAGTCCTCAAAATTATAGGATATATAAATTGGTCATGGATATGGGTACTAAGCCCATTATGGGCAGGAGCTGTTTTATTTATTGCAACAATTATATTTTTTGTTTTCATTACCGCTTTAACGGAAACAAAAATTATTAAAAAAAC